GCCTACCCTGTTGTCTGGGGCCCCTGGCGTGCCGACCTGGCTCTTGGCGAACTGCTCGCCCTCATCCGCCAAGGTTATCACTAATTGGTCGGCCGCAGGCGAGATGCTTTTCCACGACGGGGAAAGCATGAACGCTTTCCACGCCATCGGTAGGAGGCACTTCTCTAAGAACTGATCCGAAACCGTGAGGGTCGATGCGTTCTGGATGTCGGTGAGAAGCAGGCGAAGCGGCCAGTACGACATCCGCATGTTGATTGCGTAGGCTTGGTCCGGAGCCGGCGCGAACCTGACGATCAGGACCGGGCTATTCCCTTGGGAATTACCCATATACTGAACCCACCAGTTGATTGGGCGCCCTATGGTCTGCTGATAGAGCCAGCTTCCGCCGCGGCCAGTGTTGCTCATCGTGAGCCGAGCCAACGGCCAGTATTGATTGTCGGCGAAAGCAATGTCACCGACGATCCGGTCGAACGGTTTCGTGCTGGAGAAACAGGCGTTGCCGTAAATCGTCGCCTGCTGCGTCCCGCTCGTTCCCTGGTACGGGTTTAGTAGGAGAGCGGGGCCGAGGATCTGGTTCCATCCCTGATCCCCTGAAATCTGGATGGACTGCCCAAGTTGGGCCGCTGTGAAGGTATTGGGCGCTACCGCCGTGCTGTTTGTCGTCAGTCCTGCGACCGACACAGTGATGGGGGCCGGCAGCGTGAAGCCCTGGGTTTCCTCCCGCAGATAGGCCGGCAGCGCGTTGTAAAGGGCCATCAGCGCCGAATTTGCAGCCGTTAGGACGTCCTGCTGCTCGTACATATCGAGCTTCGTGATGTCGCCGGTCCGGGATCTCCGGGCTATCTTGGAAATGAATTCGGTGACTGTCATGCTTGCGTGTGCCTATCAGGTAGGTCCTGGTCGGTGATGGGGAAGCCGCCAGCGAAGCCGAGGCGCGCCATGGCATCCTGGTAGTCCTGGGTGAACCCAGGCAGGAGTTCCTGGCGGGTGAACTGGCTCGATCGCGTGATCAGGAAGCGGGCGATAGGCAGAAATATGGCCTCCGTGTAGTTCTGGGCGATCGGCAACGTGATTGCGGCATTCGTGAGGTCGGAAACCGCATAGGCCGGCGCCGTGTCTATGACTTCGACGGCTAAGGTGCCAGGGGATCCGCCAGTCGGCACCGGGACCGGGTAAATGTTGATCTGCTCAATGTTGCCCGTGGCCGCCCCGTTGTTCTTCGTCTCTACCCAGTATGCGATGGGAACCCCCGGGGCTGCCCCGTAGTCGGCTTGGCCCAAGAATAGGCGGTCGAATTGGTCAAGCTGCCCGCGGGATGACAGGGCGATAAGCGGGATCGAATCGTTCAGCCGGATGGGCCCGATGACCGCCTGAACCGCCTGGCTGATATTGTAGACGGCGGTGCCGGCGCCGAGCGTCAGGATGATCTTCTGGCGGGTAAAGAAATCCTGGCCTGCCGTCTGGAGGCGCTGCATGGCCCCGTTGATAGCGATGACGACATCCTGCTGCGCCAAAGGCGGGGCTTGGCTCGGGTCTGAGCCCTCAATCCCGAGCTTGCTCAGGAGGTCGTTGGCGACTTGGGGAAGTGTAAGCATCCGCTCATGCGGGAACCGTGACCCTCTGGGGGCCAGGCTGTTTCTTCAGTCGGTGCGGAGCAAGACGTTCCATCACTTCCAGAGCCTCGGCCACGGTGATTTCACGCGGCCCGGATTCGTCGATGTCAAGTTCCGCGGAGGGCGCGGACTTGGCAGGCGCCGGCGCGGGTTCACTGATATCCACGACCTTCACGAGGGGATAGAACGCACGGTAAAGGTTCATCGCCTTCTCCACCACGATGTTAAATTCATGCTCATCTAATTCACGCCCGAGGTACAGATAGGATCCGTATTTCTCAACCCAGAGGAACTCCATCCTCTTGAGGCCGTTGACCAGGGGATGCCCCTTGGCGTAGATGATGAGCTTGGCCATAAAAGTAAGGTGGGGGCCCGGCGACATGCCCGGGCCCCACGAATTGCATAACCGGTTATCTTAGCTCGTCACGATCGGCAATCCCAATTCGGGATAGCTGATCGCATGATCCATGACCACGAACCCAGGATAGATGTTGTTCACATTCTTCCGGAGCGCCTGGCCGAAGACCGACGTGATGTACTTCCGGGTTTCGAAGTCGCCGTCGACCTTCCACTCGGCGCGCTTGTTGCGCATCGAACCGTAGCCGCGCAGGGCGGCCATTTGACCGAACATCACGGACTTTCCGATCGGCACGCCCTTGGCGTTGCACTCGACAATCGTGGCTCCGATGGGGTGGGTCTGCGTGTGGCGACCCGCGGGGAAGGCTGAGGTGGGTCCCCAAACTCCGGTATTCCACGTCACGGAACCGACGGTCACCTCGGCGACCGGACCGTTTGTCACGGGAGCCAGCCATTGATTGATGGTGATCGTGTTGCCGTTGTTGCCGGTCGTCCAGCCGTACATTCCGACCTTGCCCGGGTCGACCGCGGCATTGCTCGGATTGATGATCAGCAGGTACTTCTGGTTCGAGCCAGGAACAAACACGTTGTTCTTGGTGAAGGTGAACGCGAAGTTCGAGAAGTACTTGAAGTACTGGATGTTCGTCAGAGCTGCGGCCGCCGCAGATCCGCCGCCGGTGATGGCGAAAGCAGAGGTTCCTGCGGTGATGGCGGTTCCCAGGAAGGCGCGGGCATTGAAGCCGCTGCCGACCGGGCCGTAGCCGTCGTGGTCGATCGGGTTGTACTCGTCGATCCGGTGACCGTCGATGTCCATGTACCCACCAACCCACAGGGGGTTTTCGTCGTACTTTTCACGGGGAGCCGCTTGCTGCAGAAGGTTTTGGTAAACCGGATCCTGCTTCAGCGAGAACAACCCGGGGGTCGTCCCGACGATGCAGTACTTGCGGACCTTCACGCCATTGCGGGTGGCGATGCTGCAGGGCTTTCCGCCCTTTGGCTTCAGAACCTGGCCCATCAGAAGGATGTCGTTGTACGTGAATCCGTCCGAGGACAGGAGTACGTCAGCCGAGGTCTTGCCGTTGGAGAACAGGTAGTTGTCGGCGTTGCCGAGCAACCTCCATGTCATGAACATGCGGGCGCTCTTTTCGCGGCCCATCCAGTTGCCAAGTTCCTCAACCTGGCCGCTGGCGAGCTCGCCGCGCATACCCATGTATTCGTCGGTGCGCTCGGTCAGCGAGGTTGCGTTACGGATGTAGTCCGCGTCCACCTCGTAGCTGTTGATAACGTCCGTCTCGAAGTCGGACTGGTTGACGAACAGGTCGTCACCGTTCTTGCCGGGGCCGTAGTAGCCCGCGCGCGCCGTGATGCGGAACTTGAGGCCCGCGCCGACGGAAGTGTCATTGATGACACGGATGGGCGAATCCTTCGCCGTGCCCTCATACTTCGCCCAGAAGTCCTCGTTCTGCTCGAACTTGTCGATGGCGCGCTGCCAGAGGATACGGACGGAGTTGGGGTCGAGTGCTGCCAAAGCATCGCCGGTGTTCGGCGTGCCGATTTGCCAATTGCTCATGGTGGTCTATAAATGGAGAGACGTTACGGCTGCCCGCCGCGGGGCTCTCCCTTGCCACCCAGACGCCCGAGAATTACTGGCTGAGTCCGAGCCCCTCTAGAATTTTGTCCAGAGCGGCAGGATTCTTCTCGGCTGCCTGAATCGCTTGGTCGAGCGGTTTCAAGGTCGCTGTCGTGTGCGGAGTTGTTCTGCTCGAACCACCTGGAATGACGTCTTTCTTCGGCGCTGCCTGCCCTGCTGGGACCTTCGGTACCGGTGCGGCCGGTTTGGCCGTCACAGCGGGAGTCTTGGTCTTGGGCGGGATGTTGAGCCGGGTCGCAGCCATCTGCGCCAACTTCAGCGGTTTATCGGGGCTGTTGAAGAGTGGATCTCCGTTCGCCTCGAGGGCGGCGTCGATTTCAATCATCAGCTTGCCTCCCGGGCTCGTGGGATCGGCGGCAAAGGCATATAGATCGGCTGCCTTGGCTTCCGATGCGGCAAACCCGCTTTCGTAGGCCTTGATAACCTGTGCCTGCTGCTGGCGTCCCTGCTCCACCAAGATTCCCCGCTTGTCCGTCAGAGCTTCGATCTGCTCTGTAAGGGTGTCGTAGGTTTCGAGTTCCAGGTTGGTGGAAGCTGTCTTCCGCTTCGCCTTGAGCTCTGCGATCTTGGCTTGGATTCCCTCAACACTATCGGGCATTCCGTCGGGCTTTCGCTCGGGCTTCGGAGCGTCGGGCTTGATGCCAAGCTCGGCTTCCGCGGCCTTCACCGCTTCGGGCATTGTCATGTCCCGATTGCGTTGCATGAAACGGGCTGCCAAGCGCCCAACCTTGTCGTCGGGCCTAAATGTGAGGCGAGCCTTCGCTGCGGTTATGGGGGTCGGGGTTGATCCATCGTCGGGATCGGCCTCTTCCTCCTCCGCGGTCTGTACCACGGGTGCCGGTTCCTCGCCTGGCTTGGGCTCCTCCGCTGGCGTTTCCGGGGGCGTATCGCCCTCCGT